TAGTCCATAGCTCAGGAAAGCCACGAGTAGTTACGCTTTACTCTGAGTACAACCAGAAAATCCTGCACCCCCTTCACCGTGCCCTTTACAGAAGCATCAGCCGGTACGGCTGGCTGCTTATGGGTCCCCCGACGGACGAGAAAGTAGGAAACCTCCTAGGAGGTGACTGGAAATCGTTCGACTATTCGCAAGCTACTGACTCGTTAAAAGGTCAGTACGTGCGAGCGATGGTCGACGTCCTAATCGAAAAGAGCGTGGGGCTCAGTGAAGAGCAAATTAAGTGTATGCGGGTATTAGAAAAAATGAAATTGGGGGATGGTTGGAGTCAGACGGGGCAGCCCATGGGCAGCCTTATGTCCTTCCCGATGCTTTGCCTGTTCAATAAGACCCTAGTCGACATGTCTCTTGCCGACTCGCTGGGTATGCTTAGTGGTCGGAGGATATCTAAGGAGACCCTCACCACCTATCGTGCACACCGCTGTCTCATCAACGGCGACGACCTTCTAACCAGGTCCCCCCAAAATCAAAAAAAAGACTTCGTGGCATGCATGGCGGAATGGGGCCGTGAAATCGGTCTCATCGTTAACGTTGAGAAGACAATGAGTTCCTCTGTTTACGCGGAGATCAACTCGACCGTTTTTTGCAATGCCGTCGAAGATAAAAAAACCAATCTCAAAGTCCTGGGGATTGGAAGGACAGATGTAGGTGACGCACTGCAGTTGGCAGAGTCGGCGACCGTGTCCAGACCTGGAATTGAGTACGCACTCGAAGCCCTTCAACCGGCTTTGTCTGTGCAGAAAGATAAAAAGGTGAGGAAGCACCCGCGACTTGTGGCGTACCTACGTGGCAACAAACGCCTTCGGAAAGCTGCCACTGCTTGTCCGAACGAAGAGGTTAAACCAAAAAACTTCTTCCCGGTTGTCGGCCGCCCTGACAATTATGACCTTCTTCCTTGTGAGGAGCGTAGTGTCATCGAAAGGGAGGTCAATCGCTTGCGACCGGTGGTCCTGGCCTGGAAGGAGGATGAGAAATTAGTTTCGAGTCCGGCCCGAAAGGTAAAGTGGACGTTCGCGGCTCCAAGGAGCTTCTCTGCGGTGTTGAGGCAGAGAAGACGTGAGTCCCAAGACACCATCTTGGAGTGCTTAGAGCGCGCGTGGCGTCAAGACAGGTTAGAACTGGTAGACAATTCGTGGATCGAAACCCCCGATCTACTCGAGTTCGCGCAAGCGGACGAGACAAAGGAAAATAAGGGCCGATGTGTAAGACTGTTGGAAGCTCTCAAAGCTTTCCGTAAAGATCGACAGCAGCATCGTCCCCCTGGGGCGGTCACACCCGTGTAATTGGCCTGGTGGCCTTCCTAGCAGTACACGCTAGGTCAAAGAATGTCGATCTTACGGCTGGGTTCAATTCCCAGG